TGACAGTTTGTGGACAAGTAAATCAAGCCTTAAGTGGTAAGATGCACTACTATAAAATGTGGAAGAGAATAATAACAGACGCAGAAATAGCACAATTAAGTGCCAATAGGAGAACAAATGTTAATTAAAATATTATTAATTATAATTTTATTAGCTCCAATCGCTTCTGCTAAAGAATTACCTAAACAGGTTAAAGACTGGATTACAGAGAATGGGATTGTACTTCCTTTTAAAGGTGAGTTTAGTTACTCAAACAAGAAGGTAGACAAATGGTTAAGGATTCGTAAGAAAGACGGAATCTACAAGGTAACTAGAGACACAAAGGATAAGGTTTATTTAGTTAAAGAAAAAGAACTAACGGATATAAGGAAAAAAACGATTAAATGAATAACGTTATATTATCAATATTAGGAGTTGTGTATTTAGTTCTTGCTAACGTAGGAATAACACCAGCTTCTTTTGATGATGTATATATTGGTTGGGGTGGAATTGATAGACTCTCTCCTTCTCATACAAAGAATATTGTTAATGCGTATCAGTGTGATAATTATATTACAGACTCTAAAGAAGAAGAGAATCCAAGATACACTACTCTATCAGTAAGACCAGGAGAGAGTACTTACTTAAACGATGCAGGCGGTGCAGTAAGAGGATTGTTTCAATTCTCAACACCAGCAGGTACTGATACTCTGATAATGGCTGATACAGATACTTTGTATAAGTCTAGCGGAACTCTTTGGGCTACTTTAGAAGCTGGATACTCAAATGCTCCTTGGGAAGGTGAATTATATTCAGACCCTAAGGTAACAAGGCTTTATTTGTGTAATGGATTTGATGGTAGTAGAAAGTATTTATCAGAAAAAAATATTAGTTACGCAATGCAAGATCAGGATAACGAAGTGGCTTTGGTTGGGAATGTTTATCTAGTAAAAAACTCACTGGTCGCAACTGCTGACGCTAGTGCTACAAGTGGATTAAAGGCTGGACATTATATAAAATATGCAACAGCTGGAACAGACGATGATTGGAATGAAATTGTTTCAACCGAAAGCACAAATATAACCTTTAATACACCTTACACTGGTACGTCAGCAGCCTTTTCTTCTGCGGTAAGAAGTACCGATCAACTATCATCAAGGTACATAGTGGAATATAAAGGACACATCGTAATGGGAAGTTCAAAATCAGAGTCGGTAAAAGTTTCAAGCACATTAGGAACGGAATATTTTAACTTGAAAAATGCTTATGGAGTAGCTCAGAGTTTTGAGGCAACATCAAGCAGTCTTGATAAAATTAGAATGACCATTTATAGAACAGCGGAGGGAACAGTTGGTAACATTGTTATTAAGATTAAGGAAACACTTGAGTCTAGTTCTTCCTTAGCAAAAATAACATTTGCTACTTTAAGTTTGCCAACAATCGCAACCGCTACAGACTTTGATTTTGGAAACGTAGCGATAACAAGTGGAACCCCTTACTACATAACCATAGAGAGAGAAACCTCAAGCACAAGTTTGGTTAAGGTGCTTTATGGAACTTCATACTCTGGAGGAAATGCTTACTGGACTTATAATTCAACAGGATTTGATAGTGCTTGGGACACAGGAAATACAACTATTGAATCAAGTCCATCTATATCAGCCTCGATTCACGACAATTACGACACTAAAATTAGGGAAGCCTCGGCAACTACCAATTTTTCTGAAACATCAACTACTCAAATAGATGCCAACAATTTAGTTCCCGAGTACTATAAAGCTATCTGGAGATATCCTATTGAAGAGCAAATGGTAACCTCAGACGAAAACAACTTTGACCTTGTAAGATTGTTTATAACATCAAATCCAATGACTTCAGAGACTTATGCAAAAAGACTTTTGGTTGAAACGGTTCTTTCCGAGATGACATGGAATATTGCTAAAACTGGAACATCATGGAACGTTGTTGGATGTAATGGGGCTGGCACAGACTTCACGGAAACAGACAAGGTTGATCTTTATGATGGAACTACTCCTGGTTTTCATAGATCTGGAAGAGACTTAACTGCAATTGCTGATAACTGGACTTTATCCGCTGATAATAACTACGGAATCGTTGGAAGCGTTGAGGGATTAGCATCAACTGGCGTGTGGACTTCTACTCAGTATTCGGCAAATAATGGATCTCAAGAACCAACTTGGGAAGTTACATCTTTAACTGGATCATCAGATGCATCAAGAGATATTTATTTTGAGATATTATCAACAAGTAGTAATCCATCTACAATAAATTACTCTAAACGATTCAAACCTGAGAACTTTCCTACTCTTAATACATTCGATATACCAGGAAGAATAGTAGGAATTGCTAAGTCTGGTGGGTATTTAATCGTAGCTGGTAAGAATCCAGATGCACTTCACTTCTACAGATTCACAGGAGATGTAAGAGATGGGAATGGGTTAGATTTTGTAACAACTGTACCCGATATTACATTCGGAAGTTCTAAGTCTATTGCAAGATTACCTACCACAGACTCGTTTATATTCTATTCGGGTTCTGGAGTTTGCTTACAGAACGGACTTAAAACCAAACCATTAAGTGGTAAGATCAGAGAAGAAGCTAAGGGATTCCAAAACCATAAAGACCCTGAAGATTTCTATTCAGGTTCGCAAGACCAAATGCCTCAAGCTACAATCTTACCTACTAAAGATACTTATTTATTGTCAGTACCTAACTCAGAGAGTAAGAACAGTTATATATACGCTTATAACTACGCAAACGATACATGGACTAGGTGGACTGATTTATACGCAACTGCTTTAGTAACTAGATACTCAGGTGGCTCAACTCCTACTCTTTATTTAGGCGATCAGTCAGGACAGGTCTATACGTTAGACAAAACAGGCTCTACTACCAAAGAAGCGGTTTTAAGTTGGTTCTTTAGTAAGCAAGATATAACTAAAGATAAGACTTTAAGGAATATAGAAATAATCGCAAGAGCCGATAATCCTTTGACTGGTTGTGTAACAACACTAGAGGCTTACGATGTAATTACTGGAACGACTTATACCTCTTTAACAAAGAATGTAGCGGATAACACAACTACCGATAAAATGGTTGAATTACCGTTTATGCTTAACAAAACAGGTAGAGAGTTTAAGTTAACTTTAAGACAAAAGGCTTCGTCAGGAGCTTTGTCGTTAAGATCGATACGCTATTCAGGCGATATAATAAGGAGGAGATAGAAAATGATTGCACAACAAACGTTAGCAGGAGAAATGGGAACAAAGAGAAAAAAAATAGACCCAACAACAGGACAACGGCTAGGACTGGCGGCAGGACAAAAATCATTACAGTGGCTAGGACTGGCGGCAGGACAAAAATCATTACAGTCATCGGGTACAAGGATACATGATATGGAAAGGATGAAACCACAGCAAACGAAACCACAGACTCTGACCAATCCGTATTTAGACCCAAAAAGAAGAGCAGATACAAGAGGAAGAGTTATGGCTTCTTTACAACCTCAGATAACTCAAGGAGTGAACAAGGTTAGTTCGTTGGTAAACCCTTACATGAAAGGTAAGAAGGGAGCTTCTCTATTAAGAGATGTATACCAACCTGCACAAGCTAAATTAGCTGATTACGAACTAGGTCAAGAGAAGGCTGGTACTCAATACGCAGCGGAACAGCCGTACAGAGACGCAGCACTTACTGGACAGTACGGAGGACAAGAAACTCTTGCTGGTAGAGGAACAGGACTAGCAGAACAGCAAGCTCAATTCGGTCAAGGAATAAAAACTGCTGAACTTACTGGACAGTATGGTGGACAAGATACTCTTCAAGGAAGGCAGTTAGCTGGTAACCTAGAGGCTCAACAAGCTGGATACACAGGAATGTACGGAGGTCAGCAAACTATTCAAGGACAAACAGCTGCTGGTAATTTAGCAGCTCAACAAGCTGGATTAACAGGACAGTATCAAGGACAGGACACACTTGCTAATCGTCAGGCTCAACAGCAATATGGATTAAACCAAGCACAATTAACAGGTACTCTTGGCGGTCAGCAGACAATGGCTGGACAAGACTTCCAATCAACAATGGCGGATAAGGCAGCTGAAGATAAACTAGCTCAAGATATGAATTATAGCAGTGCTTACGAAATGTCGTTAGCAGACCCTAAAGCATATCAAGGACTTATTTCTCAAAGAAGAATGAATAAAGAGAATGAAAATCCTAATCAATCAGTTCTATATGATTATGCTTACGGAGATAAGACTGGAATGGAATCCAACTGGGACGGAGGCTGGACAAACACTGGTGGCATAGCTGGAATAGGAGATCTTGATATGGCAACTGCTCAGTCAAGAGGACTAGCAGGCCCTTGGGACGCTGGATTCTACGAATACAAACGAGCAAGAAAGGTATAAAGGAGGTTTATAATGGCTAGATTTTATGGATCGAGTATACAGCAGAACATGGCAAGAGTAAGAGCGATACAAGCACAAGAGGAAAAGGAACGAGCTGCGAAAGCAGAATCTTCTAAGTTTAATTTAGGCTCGGCTTTAATGCCAGCAATAGCTGCGTTAGTGGCCGCACCATTTACAGGTGGAACGAGTTTAGCACAGCCACTAGCTATGGGAGCAGCAGGAGAAGCCGCTAGAGCAGGAACAGCTGGAGATCCAGCCGCACAGGCACTAGCAACTGGGGCGGTGAGTAGTGTATTTAGTAATATGGAAAAAGCCAAAGCACTAAAAGCTGCTAAGGCTCAGCAAGACTTCGAGAACCAGTTAAAACTATCTAAAGACTTCACCCCAACCGCACAAGGACAGCCAACTCTATCACAAGCACAAGCTCAGGGAATACCAGGAGTTACAATGCCTAGTCCTGAAAGAACACAAAGAGGATTTCAGCCTATTCAAACCGCAGTAGGAGAGAGAGCCGTACCAGGTGGATCTGAAATACCTACTGGTAATATACCAGCTCAAACACCAGAGAACGCTATAAATATGTTTGGTAAAGACTGGACTAGGAAGCCTGAAATGGGTTGGAAAGAGCAACAGGATTATAAGAAGGGACTAAGCCCAGAAAAAGGAATAAAGAGTAAGGCTAGACCAACAATGCAAGCTGGCAAAGATATGCAGTGGGTTCCTACCGGTAAGTATCCTGACGGTAGTTTTAGATGGGAAGCCAAATCAACTAGAGCATCTCAAGACATAAACATAACTCTACCAAACTAAGGAGAAACATGGCTTTTAATTATAATGAATTACCGATGCTTAAAATGCCTAAGATTACACCTACAGGAGTTGGACAACAAGAGTCTGATTTACCTCTTCTTGAGTTACCAAAAGAAGATGAGATTGTTGATATAGACAAACTACAATCTTTACCCATGCCTAAAGAAACCAAGCAAGAACAGTTACCTAAGCAGTTACCCAAGATTGCTCTTACAACAACTAAACAACCAGAACTAGCGACTACAGGTGTTGATCCCACAGCCAAACCAAGAGTTAAAAAGATGGTAGAAGAAGCAGTCGTTGGTGTTGCTCCTGGAGTAGGAGGTATTCTTGATATCAAAAGAAAGGGGCTTAAAAAGTCAGCACAAGAAGCCTATGCCAAACTGAACAAACCACAAACTCCAGAAGAGTTGCGACAAGCACAAGAAGAGATGTTCTCTACTCTTCAAGGTTCAGTTTTTTTTGGTGGAGGACTTAAAAAAGAACTGTTTAATCCAGAAAGATATGTTGCTCATAATGTTGGTAAACAAACAGTTGCAAGAAAGACCGCTCCCAAGGGAGTTAGTTTTTTAACCGACTTTAAAAGAAAGCTAGTAGATTTTTCTTCCCCAATTGAAGACACACTAGGAAGAGCAGAAGCTAAGTTTAAGTTTAAAGTATTACCACAAAAAGATGTAAGGATGCAGATAGACAGGGTACTAAGAGCACCGACTCTGGCTGGACAGTTTGCTAGAGATAATGGATTAGAGAAAGTGATAAAAACTGTTGATAAAATTGATAACCTGGACCAATACATGATTGCTAAACATGCTAATAATCTGACACAAAAAGGTATTCAAACAGGGAGAAATCCTAGATCAGACGCTGCATTAGTAGAATCCTTTGGTGGTAAGTACGAACCACTAGCCAAAGAGGTTAATAAATATTCAAACAAACTTCTTGACTATGTTACAGAGGGGGGGTTAATAAGTAAAACCTTAAACAAAAAACTTAAAGCCACCTATCCCGACTATGTACCTATGAATAGAATATTAGAGGGAGTTGATGATGTAGTTAAGCCGGGTGGATCTGGGATTGCCTCTATTGGTAAACAGAGCATTGTTCAAAAAATCAAAGGATCAAAACTAGAGGTTGAAAGCCCACTAGCTTCTTTGCTTACAAAAACTGATGCAGCATTTAATCAGGTAGAAAAAAACAAAGCCGCTCAAATGATTGCTGATTATCATAAATTACCCGACAATCCTTTTAAACTTAAACCTCTAAGAACAGCAAAAGATGTTTCCAAAAGAATTGATATATTTAAAAATCTAAAACAATTAAAACCAGTAAGAAAAAACATCGAAAGCACAATCTCTTCATTAAAAAAACATGGTAGATTAATTAAAAAAGAACTAACAGATCTAAACAAACAGGGGGTAAATGAATATCTAAAAAAGGGGAATCAAGAACTAAGAACAAACAAGCCCTCATTCATTCAAAGAACAACCCAAGAGCTTTCACCACTAGAAAGACAACTGGACAAACAAGTTGCACCATTTAAACGAGCTTTACAGGATGTTGAGCTAAAGATAAAGACTATTAATAAAGCGGTAAAGTCTCCTAATCCATATAAAAATACTGGGTTATTTAGACTAGAAAAAAGAAAAGACCAACTAATAAGTAAAATTGATGATATTTATTCTAAGTATAATCCATCTGAAATTTCCACTCCTAGATACGAGGTTACAAAAGAATTAAAACCAGCACAGTATTCAAACGAAGAGATAAGAGGGATGGTAAACCAGTTGGCAAACGAACCACCTGAAGCAATCGCAATGATAAGAAAAAAAATCACAAGAAGGGATGCAAAATTAAATAAGGTTTTTGATAGTATTGATGAATTTAATGAGTATTATAATGAATTGAAGAGTGTTCGTGGAGGACTTTTTGATGAAGCAAAAACATTAAGAGATGCGGAAGCAAAGGGCAAAAGTACAATCACATTTTTTAAAGATGGTATTAAGGAAATATGGGAAACAACTCCCGAAATAGCCCAAGCAGCTAAGAATCTTAATGCACAGCAGATGAATATTTTAATGCAGGTACTTGCTGCTCCTATTCGTTTAGCAAAAACAGGTATAACTGGACTGTATGCACCTTTTACCGCCTCTAACATAATAAAAGATCAAGGGCTAACAATGGTTACTTCCAGGCATGGATTAAAAACTTCTATTGCAAACCCTGAGAATTTTGTTCAGTCTTTATTTTCAGTTTTAAAGCATGATAATTTATATGATGATATGGTAAGGGCTGCAGGTGGTGGAACCTCATTCGATATAGCTAGAAGCCAACCTCATTTATCAATGAAGCAAATACGATCAGGAAGGAATATTTTGTCAAAAATTGCTTATAAGGTTAGACACCCTGGAGATTTATTAAGAGCGGTTGAAAATATTGTTGGTAGGTCAGAAGAGCTAACTAGAATGACTCAATTTAGAGGAACTCGCCAAGCACTATTAAAATCAGGCAGAACCCCTGAACATGCTAAGTTATTAGCCGCACAAGCCGCTAGAGAAAACTCAGCCAACTTTGCAAGACGGGGGGAGTGGGGACAAGTTCTTAACTCAGCCTTCTTATACTTAAACGCTGGAATACAAGGGAGCAGGTCGTTAGTTAGATCTCTGGTTAGGCAGCCAATTAAAACAACTTCAGCAATAGCAACTACTGTTTATGCTCCTGTGGCAATAACAACCCTTTGGAATATTTCTGATCCTAAGCGATTAGCTGCATATAAAGATATTCCAGAGTATGAAAAGAATATGAATATTATTATTATTCCACCTAACCCAACACAAGACGAAAGAGGCAGATGGAATGTTATAAAGATTCCTCTTCCTTTTGGACTTGGTGGATTAGCTTATGGGGTTAGAAAACCAATAGAACAAGCTAATGATATTGATAAGTTTAAAGTATCTGAAATGGCACAACAAGTTGTTTCAGCTCTTTCTCCTGTTGATCCAGAACCAGGTAAAATATTATCAACATTCATTCCTCATGCAATCAAGGGGGAGGTTGAGTGGGCTACCAATAAAGACTTATTCACAGGGATGCCAATAGTTCCTAATAAAATGAAGAATGTTCCTCCAGTTGAACAGGTTAGAAAACACACATCTGGAACAGCAAGGGGTATAGGAAAACTAACGGGGACATCTCCATTACAGGTTGAGCATTATATAAAATCAAAAATGGGAGGATTAGGAAAACAATTACTCCATGTTAGCGACTTAGCAGCAGAGAAAGCAGGTTTAATACCAAAAGAACATATAGGTGGAGAAACATTAACTGAGGGATTTGCAAGAAGGTTTATAAAGGCAAGAGGAGGAGAAACCGAAAGAAAGATTGTTGAAGAAATACTCCCTTCACTAAATAGGCAGGAAGCTGAAAAACTTAGAACAAAACAACGAGCCGAACTTCTTTGGGATAAACTAATAGACACAAAAGAACCACTAAAAGAAAGGGAAGCCAAACTATCAAAAATAGACAAAAAAAGCAAAATGTATCAAGAAATTCTTAAAATAGCTAAAGACGATCAGGCAGGCATTACTTATTCAGACAGACTAATGAAACAACTTCAGGTTAACAATGGAGCTAGGGCGGTATATATTGTTAATAAAATAGCCTCTATGAACAGGAAAGAAGCTGAAGCATATTTAAACACACTAAAGAAAAAGAAACTATTAACCAGTACGGTTGCGGCTCAGGTTAATAAGCTCATTCCCCAAAAGGTTAAGATAGAAAAAAGGAAGGGCAAATTCTTGTGGAAAAAGTAAAATATATATTACTAATCATTATATTACTAAGCACACAGGCACTTGCAGTCGATCTTCCACAGCCTCTCCAATGGTTAGACGTAGAAACTCCTAACGAATCTTACATACAGCAGAACTTCGAGAATATAGAGTATACTCGTAAGACTTTGTTTGATGGAACAGGTGAGTTAGATATATTAAGTATAGAAGTAGATTCTTTGTTTGCAACAGACATAAACGCAACTGGCACAGCGACCATAGGTGGAGACGTAGTAGTTACTGGAGATATTTACACAACTGCTTGGACTGATTATTCTGCTACCTCTACTATAGTTGGGTGGAGTTCTTATACAGTCAAAAAGGTTTCATATAAAAGAGTTGGTAACTTGGTTTTTGTGTTTTTTCTTATAGTTGGTAATAGTAATGCTACCAATGCAGGTTTTACCGTACCTTTCACTTCTTTAAATGAAGCTTATCTTTCCCAACTAGTATGTGCTTTTACTCATGATAATGGTGTGCCAACAACAACAGGGGGATATGCACAGATTAGTAACAACTCGAACCAAGTAATCGTTTTGAAAGATATGGCTGGGGCAGGTTGGACTAATTCAGGTGTTAAGATTATACAGGGGCAACTTTGGTATATCGCAGAATAAAGGAGTTACTAAATGAAAGAAAAGAACGGAACAAACACATGGAGGAGAATAGGTTGGATGGCTGGTGGAACTACTGCTGTAATCGCTCTTATAATGACCCTCCTAACACTATTCGGTGGACAGATATTTGCCTCTAAAGAAGATCTCTCTTGCTTAGAAGAAACCCTGCATAATGACTTTGCAACCAAAGAAGTGATTCGGCTACAGCTAGAACCTATGAAGACAATGCAAAAATCTCACGCAGTTAAATTAGATAAGATATACGACCTATTATTGGTAATGAGGAGAAGTAGATGAAATGGCGTAAGGCAACTAATAAACTAATTTTACACCACTCAGCTTCAAATAAGACCACTCCTATCTCTAACATAATCGCATGGCACGTTAAGGAAGGACTCGCTCAAGTAGACGATCAACATAAGATACATTCCGCATATCACTACTTTATATTATCAGACGGTACAATCGTCCCAGACCTACCTGAAATGTCCGTAGGGTGGCACTCAGGCGACTGGCAGACGAATCTAACAAGTATTGGTGTTTGTGTATTAGGAAACTTCAGCGTTGATGCAGTAGAGGTTCACGAACAAGAAGCAATAGAATATCTTTTAACTAACCTAACTAGGAAGTTTGGACTTAAATACTGGCAAATTTATGCACACAGGAACGTAAGAAAGTTCTTTAATTTGCTAGGAACTAAAACCGAATGTCCGGGAGAGAATCTATATAGACGACTTCCCGATATAAGACGAGCCGTAGGTATTGACTTAGGACAGTTAAAAGATAACGACCCGGTTACAATAAGAGAGAAACCTCATGCCTTTGAGAAACCATTCAATTTATTCACTACTATTATTAACTTTATTAAACATATTAAAATAGGATTTAGGATAGGAAAATGAAAAGAATAATTAAAAACTGTAAAGCTCTTATGTGGAATAGATTCATTAGAAAGATAGCTTGCTGGCCTTGGAAACCATGTAGGAAATGTAAAGAAACTAAATGCAGTTATAATCCTAAATACGAGGGGGTGAGTAAAATTGAATAAAGTAATATCGATAATAAGCAGTAACATGGATGTAATCCAGATTGCCTTGATTATATTCCTAGCAACGTCTACTAAGATTAGAGAAGCAATTGCGGTTGTAGCCGATATGCTACAGAAAGCGGTAACTTCCGATCCTGAAGCTGCTATGAAAATGGCAATATCCGTACTAAGAAAGAAAGTCCCCTTCCTTGCAGTAGTTCCAGACGTAGTATTGCGTTGGGCGATTCAATCCTTTTTTGATGGTATTTCTAAACAGTCCAAAGAAGAAGTTGCTAAGATTAAAACATTCACAATTAAAGACGCTAAGGATTTAGTTAAATGATTATAGATAAAAGCTCGATAGTTGGTTACTTGATAGATGGTAAGATAGTTACCAAGCCCTTACTGGCTTACGGGAATCTGGAAAGCTACTATGACGATATGACGATTACAGGCTCTGCCGACAGAGACAATTAAGCCGCCAATTTTATATATAAACTGGGCTTACAACTCTCTTCGGTAGAGCCTTTTTTTGTACCCCTCTTTCGCATGGTGAAAGTATTACTTGACAGAACTCTTCTTGCCATGGTAGTATGCGTAGAGGAGGTGATATTAACATGCGTAATGGAGAGAATACAAGGAAAGACGAAACAAGGTTTTTGATTAGAAAATTAGAGTTAGTTGGATTAGCCTATAAGTTGGGAGTTTCAACTTCTACTCTTTACCGATGGAAAACTGGAAAGCCGATAAATAAATTTTTGATTGATAGATTCGACAAACTATATTCAAAGGAGAAAATTTAGTGAAAGCACCAAAGAAGAAAGACTTCAAAGCCGTATGCCACCTTTGCATGAATGGAAGTCCTATAAGAAAGTGTCCTTCCGAGACCTGCTTACTTGTTCCAATCAAAGACAAGAAGAAAGGAGCACCAAGAGGGTGGAAGGGATTAAGAGCCTTCTGTAAGTCCTGCGATCCACTCGGATATCACCGAAAGGCTAACTGCCGAACTAATGACGGCTGTCCGCTAGAGGAGTTTTACAATTATCGGATAGGAAAACGCAATATCAGGGGGTTTACCAATGTCTGACTATCATTTGGCGGAAGATGGAAAAGACCATAAAGTTTTTGAATATACTAGGAGGTAAATCATGAAAGCATATTTGAATTTTATTAAAGACCCGGCAAATTACGAAGTCGAATATGACGGAGAGCCTTCAGAGATATTAAGAGAAAGGATGAAAGTACAGGGATACGAAAAGTTTTGGTTGAAAGCGTTAAAAGAAGTAGCAAATTTAGAAGACGATATAAGGAGGGCTAAGTGAATAATGCAGGGATAGCTAAGTTTTTAGTAGAAGAGATTAAAGAAGCAGAGAGCAAAATAAAGAGTACAGAAAGTCTTGGAGTACAGTCATTATATAACGGAATTATGGTTACATGTAAAACTGTTTTAACAATGCTAGAAAATACACAGGAGGTTACGAAATGACAGATCTTAATAAGATATCACCACCAGAAGGAGAGCTAGGAAGAAAGGTCGATAAACTAACAGAGATAGTCTTGAGAATGGTTGAAAGACAAAAAGAGTTTGATATAGAAATAGCTATAATGAAGGAGAAATTAAATGCAACCTAGCATAGAAGAAATCTCTTACGGATATACAGAACACAAGGAGGTAGAGGGAATGAATTACTGCACTTGTAAAACCCCTCACCTATGTGTACCTGGCAACATATCTACTGCTAGGTGTGTTTATTGTGGAAAACCACCCTACGGAGTATACATAAAGGAGGGCTGCAGATGAAATGGTCAGAACATATTGATAACCTAAAAGAGTTGAGTAATGAAATGGGAAATATATCAGGTGGCTGGAATGGTAAAGACGATCAGTTTATGGTTGGTGGAGATACCTACACAGAAGAAGACGCTCATTATGCGGATGATGTTGTAGAGAAATGTAACGACTTAATTAAATTATTAAAGGAGGATTCACAATGAAAACAGTAAAGATAGGAAAGAATGATTATGTAATGGTATCAGAGAGAGTTAAAGAGATTCATAAGCTAGAAAAGGCTCTAAGTATAACTACTGAGATATCATACGAGGGTAGCTATATCCGTTGTAAGGCTACTGTAACGACTTCTAAGGGCGTTTTTGTAGGTCATGCAGAGGAAGAGCGTGGTAGTAAGGATATGGGGGGACAGAAGCCTGTAGAGATATCCGAAACAAGTGCCATAGGTAGAGCTTTAGGATTCGCAGGAGTGCTTGTAACAGACAGTATTGCAAGTGCAGACGAAGTTATCAACAATGTGGATAAGCCGGTGGATAAGCCGGTAAGCAAACCAGCATTATCCGATAAGTCCCCAGAGTATAAGATTAAAGAACCAAACGCTCCAATGAGTCTACCGCAACAGAGAAAGATAAGGGCGTTAGAGAAGGAAAAAGGCGTAGATCATTCACTTGTAAAAGCCTACATAATGGAAAAGTATAGTCTTGAATCAAGTACCGGACTTACTAAAGGACAGGCGAGCGAGTTAATAGGCGGAATGATGAAAGGAACGATTAAGTTTAAAGCTATTGAAGAAGCAAATGAAGAGTTGAATTCAGAGCTTCCGTTTTGACCATTAAGCAAGATTTAATCGGTAAATAGTTCTACTGGTCATGTGGTAGCTGCTCCGGTTATCGTTGGATAACAGAAACAAAGAAATAGGAGGTATGAAAGATGACAGGATTAGAAGAGAGAATCAACAAACTAGAAAGAAACGAACTACAAAAACAAGCAGTTAAAATGGCTGGATTGTTTGGTTGGAAATATCTACCAACTATTAACTATGAAACTGGTGCTATTACTGAAACTAAATTAAGGGAGGGATGAAAGATGGAGTACGCAGGAGAATTAGTTGTTGGAATTGGAATAGGATTCCTAATTGGTTGGTGGTTTTGTTATAAACATTGTCATGGAGAAGAAATATATTAGCTTGACAGTTGTGAATGACGTTATGCTATAATTAAACAAAACTTGGAAGGCAAAGAACTCTGTATAGGTTTTACTTCCAAGTTAGCCTGTGCAGAGTTTTTTGCGTTTATTGGGAGGATTTATGAATAAGATAATTTGCACCAACAATTCGATGGAAGACCAACTAGATACTTGTGCCACAAAACTCCCAGCTTTATCAGATGATGAATTAATTTTACTTTACAAGCAGGCTTCTTCAATAGAGATTAAGGGATGGCTATTAAAATGCTGTATTATTGGCGAGGCTAGGAGTCGAGCAACTTCTAGGGAGTTAGCTGCTCAGTTTGGAGTCGTTCAGAGAGAAATTCAATATCAACATAAAGTTTTTACCGATATACTAACAAAAAGAGAAGAAACGAAATTGATTTCGCCACTAGGGTCTTCTTGGTTTATCGAGGCATTAAAAGCCCCTAGCCCATTAAAAGCTATAGACCATGCAGAAGACGAGTACATGACTAACAAATCATACAGTATAAAAGACTTTAAAAAATACATAGTTTTAGAACGTAATAGAGAAGAGTTAAACAACAACAAAAGAGCTAATAGAAGCACCAACAAAAAAACAACCGAGCTTTTAGAGGGTGATTTTTTTAAAGTGATTAATAAGGTAGAAGACAAGTCTATTGATTGTATTATTGCCGATCCTCCATATAATGTTACTAATTTAGAATGGGATAAGTTTGAGCATAGTAAGTTTTTAGAGTTTACTGATAAGTGGGTAAAGGCAATTATACCAAAATTAAAAGACGAGTATTCATTTTATATTTTTTGTTCTCCTCGTTACGCTTCTATTATAGAGGTAAATATACTTAAAGACTTACCGATAAAAAACAGAATAGTTTGGGTACACAAGAATATGAGTATGGGCAGACAGGTAAAAGATGCTTATATAAATTCTTATGATGTTTGTTTTTATATTAGTAATAAAAGTCTTAATCTTCCTCAAACGTGGGGTAAAGAGAGGTTAGATGTTAAAGAGTTTGCTATGCCACAAACAAACTTCCAAGATAAAAAATACCACGAAACACAAAAGCCAAAAGCTCTTATAAGTGAATTTATAGAGCTAGCTACTAACGAAGGGGAGTTAGTTTTAGATCCATTTGCAGGATCGGGAACAACTGGTGTAGTATGTAAAAAGCTAAAACGTAACTTTATTCTTATAGAACGTGAACCAGAGTACATAGATATTATAAAAAAGAGGTTAGCTTGTCTTTAGAACAAACAAAAGAATACCAACTAAGCCAAAAGTTAGAACCGTTTGTAGACGATGTATACCGCAAGGTGTTCAACCCTACAGAGATTATCCGATCTGATAAGGGCGGAGAGCTTGATAAGAAGTTCCACGTTGATACTTATTTACGACTACCATCTAACATATTAGCAACATTCCAAGAAAAAACATTATCTTATAAGTACAGGACTTTTAATACGGTTACTATTGAATACTATCAAAACAGACACACCAAAGAACTAGGAGAATTTTTTAATCTTGCTAGTCAGTTTTACTTTCACGGTTATGAGAACGAAAAAGGAAACGGATTAAGTGTCTGGCACATATTTAAGACTTATCCACTTTTAATGTGGATTTATTATAATTTAGAGCTTTGCAATATACGATCAGCAGCAGGCTCAAACGCTAGTTTCATATCGTGCGATTATAAGTTACTTCCAAGGGAAGTATTTTTTAGGTGATATATTCAGTTGACTGGAGCTATAAGCACGTCTCCATAAAAACATGGGCTTCCAAAGTAGATCGGGTTAACTCACGCCTCTGGTCTACTGGACTTGAATTAAAGACGTTATGTTATAATTAAATAAGGTAAGTAAAGCAAGTTAAAGTAAGAGATAAAGAAAACAAAGAAAGTAAGGGGGTGAGTTGTTTGACTACAGACGAAACCACAAGATTATTTCAGAAAACCATTGGTAGAATTTTAGAAATCCTCGATGATAATTCCTATTTAGCTGCGTCAACTGGCGATACGGCTGTCTATTTTGATAAAGCAAAAGATAACATCAAGAATGAATTATGGGGCTGCCATGATATGGTTAAATTAAGGTTCGAAAACATAGAATTAAAAAGTAAGTTTAAAGATGAGGAGGAAAAGTAAGTTATGCACTTTATTAAAATTATTTGTCATCATGTTTTTTTTGAGGGTTTTAACAAGACAACCCTTTGGGCTTGGATTAGGATATTAGCCCTAACCGCAGACATTGAATCCCGCCCAAGTGAAGATCAAATCCTAGCTATTATAACCAAAAAAGAGTACCAAAAGTTACTAGAACACTTCTCAAAGTGCAACAAAAGTCTATCCAATGTTATATCAAAAGTACTTGAAGATGTAGGCAAAGTGCAGGAAGAGCGAGAACGAAAGAAGCAAGAGAGGCTGGAAGCTCGCAACTACAAAAAAAGCATAAGACAGCCAAAAAACAACAAATCGTCCACGGACGCAACCTCGGACAGTCTTAGGAACGGCGACGTCACGGCGAGCATAGATAAGATAAGAGAAGATAAGATAAGAGAAGATAAACATAATACAGTAGGTTCTTCTTCTAGTGATAAACTTTTAAGCACATGGAAAGACAAGAATCCAGAAGACGCAAAGAACCCCAACATGATAACCCATGCACGTAAACACATAAAAGGAGCGTTAGCTCGTGGGTGGAACGCAGAGGACGTAGAAAAGAAGCTATGGGATACTGCGGATCATGCTATTGCACCGTGGGATTTATTCAAAGAAAAAGAGGAGGATGAACAATGCAGAAGGAAGCGTTTATTAGCCAGGTTGAAAGACTAGGTAAGAATTTTGGAGTTAGGGGTGTTCTGTTAGACGATAAGATAGAGTTACTATGGGAAGAGTTTGGAGTTATTGACGAAAAGGCATGGGTGAAGTCTTGTAAGTTCCTATTAGAGAATAATGATAGGTTTCCGAAGATTAAAGAGTTTAAGGGTGCGTTACAGTCTTTCTTTGCTTCAACACCAATAGAAGCAGTTAAGATTGATTGTGATAAATGCGATGGATCGGGATTTATAATGGCTACAAAAGACTGTAGTAAGTTTGGAGAAATTACCATGTGGAATGATTATGCTTTTAGATGTAGCTGTAAAAACGCAGCGCTTATTTCTATGGGGATTCCAAAATGGGAAACAAGAATGGAAGAGAAAGGATTTATTTTAAAAGCAGATGTTACTGATAAAGAGTTTGAAAATGACGATAGCTTAAAAGAATACGCTAAAGAACTGATGACAAAAAAGAAAGATCTATTTAAAGAAGCGGAGAAAATATTCGCATGATACATATAAACTGTGTACGATAGAACCGTGTACTGTATAAACTGTAATCACAGAGTTGTTATTGACGGAGTAGAAGTAAAGAAGTAGCTTGCACTTCAATATGGATATGGTAAAATAATCTATGTTACTCGAAAGTCCTTTAAAGGAGATAAAGTAATGCACGGCAAGACTAACGAACAGATTTTTTTTATTCTAAATCCCCCCATGGAGAACTTAACTGTTCGCTCTAGCAATAGAGTTGTCTTGCCGGACTCCATGGGCTTTTTATTGGAGACTAATGGCTAAAAGATCAGATAGAAAGTGTGCCGGGTTAAACAACAAGAAGTGTGAGAATAAAGTATGTAAGGACGGAGCGTTTTGGTCTGAGTTCTGTAAAGACTGTAAGGCTAAAGTAGAGAAGCAGAATCACACGCATAGGACGTTAAACAATATAAGACTCGGCTACGGATTAAATGCAGACTAGGAGAATTAAATGAGTAAAAGTACTAAAAGTATTATTGTTACAGGATCAACCAGAAGAAAGTATTTTGTAGAAATAGAAACTATCATTAAGAAGAAAGACGGGACTAAGTACATGGAGACTACTGAAATAGTAGCTAAGTTTGATTTTGCTAAAGACGCTAATGAGTATGCGGAAAAGTACGCTAAACGACACCATATGAAAGTTAGCGAGTACGTCGCTCAGAGGAGATTTGGGGAGGTAAAATTATGAAAAAGAAACCTAAAAGAAAGACTTTATTAAAACAATGGGGACAGATAATTATGAAGAAGTATAAATATACTTGTCAGGTATGCGGAAGAACGCCAGCTAGGAATCCACACCACATATTTACTAGGAAACGCACCAGTACAGCCTTTTTATTAGAAAATGGAATAAATTTATGTATGGGTTGTCATACAGGAAGCTCTGTACTATCAGCCCACATGACTCCTTATGAGTTTAAAGATTGGCTACTAGATAAATGGTTTACTCAAGAAGAGTTTGACGATCTACAACTAACCAGCCACTTAGTAGAGAAGTTTGACGGTAATAAGATTAAGATATTTTTAGATATAGAGTTAAACCGACAAAAAGAAATGGTGGCAATTTTGGAAATAAGGAGGAAGGATTGATGAGAGAAATATTATTTAGAGGTAAGAAAATTGATAATGGTGAGTGGGAATATGGTTTCATAATCAAAGCCACCGATTCAGTATTAAACAAAATAAAGAGTGGTGAGATTATTAGGACACAATATTTCATTTTTAATGATTCTTGTTATGCCCCCTTTGAAGTAGACCCAAAAACAGTAGGACAATATACAGGATTAAAAGACAAGAACAAAAAGAATATTTTTGGTGGAGATATTGTTATGGTTAAAGATTATAATAGATATTTTAATGTTGAAGTGCAATATGTAAACTACGGTTTTTTACCTTTTAGATCTATTGATGAAAAATTTGCAATAGGAAGCATTGATCCCGAAGAATGCGAAGTAGTCGGAAACATATACGAAAACAAGGAACTTATCAAATGACTAAAAAATACCTAAAGGAGAAGGATTGATGAATGAATTTCAAAAAGAGTTGCTTAACTCTCTGCTTCATATAAGAATTATCTTATCGGTAATTGCTACTCTTTATACCTTAAAGTTTGTGTTTGGAGGTAAAAAATGACTAAAAAATACCTAAAGGGGGATAAATAGATGAAAGTAGAGATTAAGAATAGGATTACTGAAAAAGTTATGTTGTGTGGAGAATATGAGTCGATAAAAGATTGTTTAGAAAAAAATAGGGGCGCATATTTGGGAGGCGCATATTTGGGAGGCGCATATTTGGGAGGCGCAGATTTGGGAGGCGCAGATTTGGGAGGCGCATATTTGAGAGGCGCAGATTTGGGAGGCGCAGATTTGGGAGGCGCAGATTTGAGAGGCGCAGATTTGGGAGGCGCATATTTGAGAGGCGCATATTTGGGAGGCGCATATTTGAGAGGCGCATATTTGAGAGGCACAAAAAACTATTCTGAAAGCCACGATATATTCATGCAGTTAATTAGAAACAGTTCCAATAAATTCTCAAAACAACAGCAAGAAATGGCAAGTAGAATCTTTGCTTTCAGATTATGTTGGGATAGCCTTAAAAAGGAATATGGAAATAAGATAGATGAAGTATTCAATATACTAGCAGAGTTAGGCTGGGATGAATATAAGAAAAAATGGGAGAAGCTAAATGACTAAAAAATACCTAAAGGGGGATAAGTAGATGAAAGTATATGATGTAGAAGATGGTTACTTTTATTCACAAATACATTCGGTAGTAGCAGAAAATATAACAGAGGTAGAAAAGTTGTGGTATAAAAAATATCCTTCTAATTTTATAAAATCTATAAAACTACATTCTGAATATGTTCTCTCCCAAGCTAAAGAAGTAGATGGAGAAATGCTTGAAGACAACTTGGTTGTAAGTGTTAATTCAGCAGACGAGCTTATTAAGTATTTACATAAGGAAACTGATACTGAGAAGCTAATGGAAGACCTAGAAAGGAATAAATACAAAGATAGGGAATTAGGTATTGATAGCTTTAAGGCTTGGGTTAAGAGTTGGTTTACTAAAGAACTAAAGCCTGCGGATTATGAATTCAATTCTGATGGTATTGTTTTAGACTATAAATTTAGAACAGAAAAAAGAAAACTAAAATTAGACAAAAGAGTAACCGTCAAAATATGGGTTAAGGAGGATTGTGATGAAGAGAGTTAAGGGCTATGCGATTATTGGTAAAAGTAAAATACTAGACGAATGGACGGGTGGACAACTAGAAATATATAAAACCAAAAAAGAGGCTAATAGTTGGGTTATGGAAGGAGAGAGAGTTATACCCTGCACCATCCACTATAAAGTTCCGAGGAGTAAAAAATGAAAGCAATATTAGTAAGTGAATTATGGAGTTTTGTTGCCAAACATGACGGATTAAATATGAGTGCGGGTTGGTGGGAAGAACAAATAAAAGATATCCCTCAATTCTCAATCCTCAGCAAAGAGAAGTTGGATGAGATGCGTAACAAATTAATGCCTCTTGCCTTTGAAAACACAAAAGATAGTTGTAAACAAGACCTCTTTATAAACTTAACTCATGTTATAAAGCTTTTAGACGATATAGCAGATAAATTTGTTATTAAGGAGGAGAAATGAAAGATGAAGATAAAAGAATTAGAAGAGAGAATCAATAATGAGTAAGTTCTTAACAGCAGTAAATAAAATGCCTAGACAGATGTTTCAAGACTATGTTCGTAGCTTGGCGAACAGGTCTATGACACCATTATATAGAGATAAGTATGCTTGGAAAGACCCTGTATTTGAAATGTGTAAGGTATGTACGCTTTTCAGGTTTGTAGACGGCACTACTTGGTACGAAGGATTAAAAGAAGCTATGGACTTTGTATCATTGGCAATGCTTCACGAAGTTGAAGATAAACCCTTCCCTATGGTGAAGATAAACGGAGATTGTGAAAATTGTGAATCTATACAAACAGGAGGTGGAATTAAGAAATGAGAATTTTATTAGTCGGATTGTTGATTGCAGGAATGGCTATTCCTTGTTTAGCTGGTGGTGCTTATACTCATAAAGAGATAAGAGCTACAGTACCCGAAATCGTACCTGAATACGTTACTTTAGATCAGGTAGTTACAGCTTTTAACAGGCATATAGCAAGAGATCATAAAGAAGCAGCTGAAGTTAGAGCTAACGGATTTGCACTAGGTTTTTACGGAAACCAGACTACTTTAAAAGCTCCTGAAATATTAGGAGTTAATTTAGAAGTTGGTACGAGTAACACATTGGGGACACAAGGATTTGCTAAAGCGTGGATGAATCTATTTGGTCTACAAGTAGGAGCGACTTCGTTTATGGCTGAAGGAGCTTCATCAAGCCTCGGAGTGTTTGTTGGAGTAGAACAATATCTAAAATCTAATGTTTCTGTTTATGCAGATATTTACCCGGTAGTAATTGCGGATAACAATAGTTACGGACTCGCTATCTTTGGCGGTAGATTGTACTTTTAATGTTTCGGGGGAGTAGATAAATTAGTTAGCACTGAATATCTGCTCCCCTAATGAGGAGATAAAATGGAATTAAAATATTACCTTGTAATCGCACTAATAGCAATAACTACTTTCTCTTTGTGGTTTGCTTACGATAAGACCAAAGAGAATAGAATGATAAACACACACATAGGGAATCTTGTAGAACGATTTGAAACCAAAGAGATTAAGAAGCTGATTAAACAACGAGACGAGTTAGCCTTTGCAGACGCTCATTATTGGGAGAGTTTAGATAACCACCGAATAGGATTCTTTAAGTATCAAGGTAAGAAGACTTACTATATCGGTAATAGCGAAAAGGTATTTGAATGGGATATATCTCACGATAGATTAGTTAAGGAGTTTAAATTAATATGGTAAATAATCTACACGTTGAAATGGTACAGAGAGATAGAATCTCTTTATGGAAGATAATCTGGTTACTAGCAATTACCGCACTCATAGCAGTAACATATCTCGATAACATGCTGGAAATAAACCAAAATGCTACGTTCATATACAACCAAGCAAAATTAATAAGGGGGATGTTATGAGAATACAAGACAAGCTATGGGCTATTTTATTAATCCTAGTGATTCTAGTAGGTTGTTGCTTCGTAGGATTCATAGCAGGAGTGTTATATATTAAGTTTGCATTATTAAGAGGAGCGTTATTGATATGATAAACCCAAGAGAAGCAATAGACAAAGGAGAGAATCAACTACTTCAAATCTTCGGGATTATATTAATAATCTTCTTAGTATGGCTATGTATTACTCAGTACATAAAGATTAACAAACTAGAATACCGGCTATCTTTCAGCGATCCGCAGAAGATAGAGCAGAGAGTTAAACAGCTATACGAACGTATGGAAGTATTAGAAGCCTTATAAGGAGTAAATAATTGGTAGCCTATTTAGACAAAGAAAGACTTAAAGTCTTACGAAGATATTCAAAGAATAGATATCGAGCCTCAGAAAAAGCTATGGATCTTTACTCTCTACTCGATCCTAGACACCTGGAAGAACTAAAACGCATGGAAGCTATTGACTCACTATCCCTCGAAGAACGTGACTTACTGTCAGCACGTTGCGGTATATTAGAATATCAAGGATTAGAACCCCTAACATATAATTTTTTAGCTAAAGCAAGCAAAAAATCACTACGTACCATATACAGAATATTTAAAAGAATTAAAGATAAACTGCGTAAAACCTACTAATAACTGTCAGTAAACCCTATCCCTTCCGATAATGAGAGGCTATAACCTCTTGTTTTATGACAAAGAAAAAAGATAAAAAAGATTACTTAAAACAAGGTAGACCAACTAAATACAATCCTATATATTGCGAACAACTAATTGACTACTTCTCGATAAACCCTGTATTGCCTAGAGATATGACTATTACCACTAAGGACGGAGTTAGTAAAGACTTCGTTAGAGAAGAAGCTGCTCCTATTCCTTTCATAACTGGTTTTTGTAGGTTAATCGGTATTTCAAGACCAACCTTTCATGAATGGGTTAAAGCATACCCTAATTTTTCTAACGCCTATAATGAAATTAAAGAGTTACAAAAGGAATTTATAATTGTAAATGCTATGAGAGGTAATCACAACGCCCCTTTTAGTATCTTCACTTTGAAGAACATAGCAGGGTGGAGAGATAAGAAAGAAATAACCGGTAAAGACGGCGGAAACTTGGAGGTTACAATAAATTATGCCGATTGAGATAAAAATACCCACTAGAGCAAAGAAGATACTAGAAGATTTTAGCAGAGATATAACCCTCATCGCTCATCGTAGATGGTACAAGACTAGACTGGCAATTATGAAGTGTATCTTCGGTAATAAAAAACACAAGGGAGCTATAAAGGATCCTAAGACTAACTACTTTATCGTTCTACCCACTTACAAACAAGCTAAAATGGTTGCATGGGATATTCTAAAAGACGAAACAAGAGCCTTAACAGGTAAACCTAACGAACAGTCCTTAGAAGTTACATTTGCCAATGGATCTAAGATATCCTTGAAGGGTGGAGATAAACCCGATAGTCTTCGTGGACCGGGATTAGACGGATTAGTCTTAGACGAGTGGGCGTTTCACGATAAGCCGGAAGTATCTACTAAGATTCTCAGACCAGCACTTGCAGATCGTAAAGGGTGGAGAATGAAAACATCCTCGTTAAACGGAGAGAATCACTGCTGGGAAGATTACCTAAACTCCGATAGTAGGTATTTATTTAAAGCAAGCGAGACGGGAGTATTAGACGAAGAAGAATTGGCTGTAATGCGTAGCGATATGTCGGAAGAAGAATACCTTCAAGAAATGGAATGTACTCCACTTAAACTCTCAGGAGCAATATACAAAGAGTTTGACGAATCTCAAGACGTGATTAAAGAGAAGGACTACTTCGAGATCGATCCTAACTGGGAGCTAATTGTTGGACTAGATTGGGGAATATCTCATAACACAGCTATTTGTTTTTGTGCGGTAGATTACGACGGTAACTTCTTAGTATATGACGAGATTGTAAACAACGATAAACCAGTTGAGTATTACGCTCCGCTTATTAAAAAGAAGATGGAGGGCAAGCAGTACGACTTCTACATTTCACCAGATACGTTAAAAAAAGATAAGTTTAGAGGTGGAGTTAGATACAGCGTATTCCAAGAGTTTTGCGAACAAGGACTATTCCCTCAGATTGCCAACAATAGCGTATCGGCAGGAATCAACAAAGTTAAACAGCTTTTTATAAATAAGAAATGCAAGATATTTGAAAGATGCACTGAGTTAATTGCCGGGCTTAAAAGATACAGATGGAAGGCAAACGTAGCTTCAGGAGACGAAGCACCTGCAAAGATTAAAGACGATGAAGTTGAGGCATTTAGGTATGGAGTTGCAACCTACTTCACCGCAGCTAAGAAAGATACTAAGCAAGAAGCTCAGGAGCTTTCTGTTCAATGGTTTAAGGATAGGAGGAAAGATAAATCAAAATCCCAAGGAGTAGGTCAATATGCAATCATCCGATAAGTCTATAGATATATCCGAAGAAAGAATCAAGAAGTATAAATCATGGATTAAGCTAGCTAAGGCGAAGCATAAGAAAGACGTTATGGAGGATGCTAATAAGTATATCGATAGGTTAAACCAGAAGTTTCCATCTCAGACGGAAGACTCTAACCAGTCGATTTATAATTATTACCATACTAACATAAGACGTTTAGCACCTGAGTTACTTCCTAAAGAGATTAAAACAAGCGTAAAACCTAAGGGTGGTAAAGAGACGATCATAGTAAACGGACAGCCTTTTGATAATAAGAGAGCTGCGATTATATTAGATAATAAGATTCAAGAAATATTCAAAGACTTAAATGTTAAATACACTTTGAAAATGTCTATATACGATCTGTTAGTTGCTAACTTGTGTTGCATTATCGTCGGACAGCAGACAGACGTTAAGGAAGAGGAAGAAGAAGATACCGGAGCTAAAGAAGTTCTTGAAGAGAAAGCAATAAACGGAGATCTAGTTGAGGGAGAGAAGCCGGCTACAAAGAAGGTAGATAAGTTAAAGAAATCCCCTTCGCTAGTAGTTGTTAGAGAGAGTTATAAGAATATTAGCGTAGATCCTGATAGCGTTGCGTTCTTTTACACAGATAAGAGGTTTGCTGTTAGACAGCTTAAATATACACTCGGAGAAGCTAAGTCAATGTTTCCCGAACAGTTCAAAGACGGTAAACCAGTTAGTTACGATATTGGAGTAGTAGACGTTGAAGATAGAGAAGAGAACGAAGAGCTTGGAAAACTTGAAGAGAATAAGAAGATAAAAGTACATGAGGTTTACGATAATACCCAAGACGGAATTGTAAAGCGAATAACCTTCTTCGGAGAAGGGAAGGTTCCTATAGAGGAAATAGAGTTCGACTACGACCCTGTAACTATTGCTCGTATTAACTACGTTCCTGACCAGACGTATACAGGCTCGGACTTTAAATACTACGAAGCACTTGTAGACGAAGCTAACTTCTATCGTACAGTAGCGATGAATCAGTTTGATAAATCTGCTGCTAGAAAGGTTTTAACGTTAGAAGAAGCACTCGGACAAGACGATCAGGCTAAGTTACAGAATAACAAAGATATGGAGATTGTAACCGTAAAGACTAAGGGACGATCGTTAGGAGAAGTAGTTAAAGTTGAAGAATCCGCTAGAGTTAATGCAGATATTGGCAATATGCTGCAAAGTGTAAATAACGATATTATGCAGATTTCTACAGTAAACGAACAGCAGTTAGGAAAAGTAGTTAAATCTCCTGCTACCAATGCTTCAATAGCAGACTCTTACTTTAAGAGTGGAGCTGAAGAAAGATTAAACATAATCAAAGACTTCTTAGGCATTGTAGTTCAGAAAATGGTTCATGTACTTAAACAGATTAGCATTGAAAATGAAAGTTTCTTTATAGAGAATCCAGACGGTACAAGAGAGGAAGTTGAATGGACTCAGAAGGATATAGCTAACGCAGATGTAACTATTGAAATAGACTTTAATGCAGGAATACCTACAGACGTGAAGATGAAGAGAATGCAAGAGTTTATCAACTGGGTAGCCGACCCTGCAAAGGTTAATATGCTAGCAGCAGAAGGTAAGAAGATTAAAATGTTCGATATGATTAAAGAAGTCGGTAAGTTCTTCGTTCCAGACGCTAACTTCGATAAGTTAATCGTAGACGATAATTCATTAATCGACCCTGATAGAGAGATTGTTATGATGCTTGCAGGACAGCCAGCCGAGCCTAATCCAAACGAAGACTTTAACGAACATTTACAAGTTCACACAGCATTTGTGCAACAGCACCCAATGTTCCAGACCTTAGATCCTCAGATTCAGCAACTGATTGTCTCTCACATAGAACATACTAAACAAATGGCTCAAGAACAGCAGAGCCTACAAAAAGGCAATCCAAACGTAGGACAAGGACAGCAAGGCAATTTAGAGGGGGGAGCGTTAAATGTTCAGTAAAGCTATTAGAGAGGTTTTTAAACTAAAGGCAGAGAGGATGTACGATAGACACCAGAAACGTAGCCTCGACTACGTAGTACGGCTTAGACGTGGAGAATATAGCCTATATCTAGTCTACGATACATTTATTTCTTGTATTGAGGTTTTAACAGGTAAGACGGAGCAGATAAAAGGGTTTATACCAAAGATTAGAGATTTGTATTTAAGTATACGATACGGGAAGAGAACGACTAAGTTAGGCGATGTAGTTCCTGATATTGAATATTACTTGATAGACGATCAGGTTAAGATCAGGAAGTACAACGGAGTACAGGGAAGCTGGAAACAGATAGACGGAAAGTTAGTTAAGGTAAGCGGAGATACCGAAGCAGTCCCTTATTTTATACCGTGGAAAGAATGTAATCAGGGTTATTACGACGAAGAGTTAGGTACTAGAATATATTCCAAAGGGCAGTACAGAGCAGAAATGAAGTCTCAGGGTTTAGTACCGTTTGAAAAGAACATATACGGTAAGAGCAGGGAGACCATGAGAGAAGAGAGAACGCAAGTAATAATAGATAAAGGCAGGAAGAGAGCTGAAATAGCTTTTAACGAAGGGTTGAAGAAAGTAGGGGCTGTATAGTCAAGTAACTTGATATAGTTTGTCATTAAAAAAGGACTTATGGTTTGTTGATTGACCATAACAATCAACTATCTTGCCAAGACCGATAGAGGAACAGCAAGAGAGTTAGTGTACGCCAAGGACGAAAGTTACAGCGTAATAAGGAGTTAGAAATGACATTTACAGAAGAAGATCCAACTTTGACAGCCGACGACGACGACGGGGAAGAACTTCCAACAGATCCTAGTCTTGAGCCTAGAGAGGAAGAAGAGGAGACTGAGGAAGAAACGCCCGAAGAAGAAGTCGTGCCAAGCGATGAGGATCAACCCGGTGAGTTAGCGGATGATGTAAAATGGGATCTAGTAAAGAGGTTTGGGGAGAAGTCGGATGCTGAGTTAGCTACTGAGGCGTTTAAAGCCTACCAGAACGGAGAAAGAGTTTTCCAGGAAAGAGCTGACGAGTTGAAGACTTACAAAGATGTAGCGGAAAAGTTTGGAGGTTTAGAAGCTCTTAAAAAAGCAATCGATAGTCCAAACGCTACGCCAGCAGATCCTATCGATAGTTACTTTAAAAAACTAACTGACGAAGGATATGTAGACCCTCAAGACCCGAAAGATCAGTTACTTATGAATATGGCTAAAGAGCTATACGGCATAAGAGGCAACATCCAAGCACAGAATCAGTCGTCGACTACGGAAAAGTTTCAAGGTAAACTGACCAAAGATGTTTTGGAAAAGTATCCACTAGCTAATAAAGAAGCTATTGAGGATGCGGTTTACGCAGGTAAGTGGGGGTTAAACTTAACTCCAGAGTTTTGGAATAATGTTGAAGGCTATGCAAAGAAAATGCACGATAGCATAAGCAGTATTGTAGATACCAAGACTACGGAAAAGTTAAACGGAATGAAAGAGCTGTCTAAGAAGTCTATAAGGACTGGTAAGACACTCAACACAAAGCCTGGTAAAGTTGCTCCTTGGGATGCTTTCGAAAAGGCATTTGATACAGCATTTAAAAAATAGGAGGATTCTAAAATGGCGTCAACAAGTGAAACAAGAGTATGGGATGCAGTAGTTACCTCTACTCTTATGGCAGAGATGGGCGATATGAAAGACAATATTGTCAATAACGTCCCTTTGCTTAATTATTTCGAACAGACTAAGGCGATGGAAAAGAAAGACGGTGGACAGAGAATTAAAGCAGACTTAATGTACGGTAAAAACTCTACAGTTAAGTCTAAAACTGCTTACGAATTACTAGACGTTACACCACAGGCAGGTATCACCGCAGCGTTCTACGACTGGAAAGAAATTGCAGGTACTTTAACAATTTCAAGGTTAGAAAGACGACAGAACTCAGGTAAGCATAAAATGTTCGACCTGATTCAAGCTAAGAAGAAACAACTTCTTATGTCTTTCTACGAAGAAGTAAACGAACAGTTATTCGGAGCTGGAACAGGGAATAACCTAGAAGGTTTACAGGTAGTCGTTCCTGATACTCCAACCACACAGACTTACGGTGGGATTTCAAGATCTACCGAATCATGGTGGAGGAATCAATACGATGCTTCTGTAGGATCTTTTGCAGCTAATGGATTAGACGCAATTAGAAAGAGATACAGACTTGCAAGTCGTTCTTATATCAAATCTCCAATTGATTTAATTATCATGGACGGAGATAGATATGATGATTTCGAAGCTGCACATGTACTTTCAATTCAGTTTCCTGTTTCTGGTAAGATGAGCGAAAACCAGTTCAACTTAGGAATTGAAAACTTTAAGTACAAAAAAGCAACAGTTATTGAAGATCCAGAGTTAGATTCAACCGGTAGAGCTTACGGACTTAACTCTAAATTTATCAAGTTTGTAGTTGATAAAGAGAGTTCGTTTGTAATGGAAGCAGCCGTAACTCCTTCAAATCAGACAGCTACTGTAGCTCCGATGATTCTAATGGCTAACCTAGCGTTAAACAATGCTAGAAAACAATTCTGCTTATCAGGACTAACAGCATAATAGGAGGATATACAATGAAAAAGGTTTTTAGTTTCGCAATTGTAGTCGCTCTTTTAGCAGTGTTAGCAAGTAGTTCGTTTGGTGCGTTTAGTTATACACTTACCAGCAAATCTAAGTTGTTTCAAGACTACTTAGTTGCAGGTACTTATACTAACGCAACTGCGGAAGCTAATAGCATTGTTACAGGGTTAGATTACATTAAGGCTTATGGATTAGTAGTTACAAGCGAAACCGCTACAGGCTTATCAGGTGTTAAGGGAGTTATTTCTAGCGGAAGTATTAATGTTACTTCCAATCAAGGTTCTACGCTAGAAGCTAACCAACCCGATGGTACCTGGTTCGCAATCGGAAGATAATTAAAAGGAGGATTTTAAAATGAGTGGAAGTCAAGTAGTTCCAGGATCAGAAGCCGAATCAGCAGGTATGCCGTGGTGGGAAGGTGGTAAGAAGTTCGTAATTCTTTACGTTCCTTCTGCTTGTACAGCATTAACACCTTACGCATGGTCTACAGTCGATACGTCTCAGAGACCGATAATGAGTGCAATGGGAGCAGCCAATACTATTTGTAGAGTAGCAGTCGCTACTAAGACAATGGCAGCCGCAGGATATGCGAAGTTCCAACTTGCAGGTATTCTTGATGATTTAATTACACCAAGTATTACCGGAGTAACTTCACAGACTCTTTCAATCGCAAGTGCAGTAGTCGCAGCCGGTGGAGCCGCAACGATTACTCCTGACGATTTTGCAATTGTTTTAGAGGGAGCAACAGCAGAAGTTTTTGATGTTTATTTACTCGATAGAGAAATAACACCTAGTTAATTGGTTAGGGGGAGGAGGATAACTTCCTCCCCTTTCCATAAAGGAGGAAATAATGAGAAAGAGACCGTATATAATAATTTTTGCAGGTAAGAAGACAAGGGTTTGGATAGATCCATTAAATATCTTTGCTTCACCAGGTGGAGAAGATGTTAGAGATTTAACCGAGGTATGCCCTTTATGTGTAACTGAGTTTAAGAAGAAAGTTTTAGATAGAGTTGTATTCAATCCAGTTAAGGAATTGAAAGAGATTGAAGAAGCAAAGAAGGAAGTAAAGGAAGTTAAGAAAGAAGTTAAGGTAGAGAAGAAGTTTAAAAAGAAATGGCAAAAGAAAGGTAGAAAGTAATGGAAAGTCTAAGAGTTAGTATAACTAAAAAAGAAGCCGAGAGTTTAAAGTTCGGGCAGGAAGTTACAGTTATGGCTACTGGAAAGATTAAGTCTATTGATAGCTATAGCCTTACGTGTGAACTACCTAAGAAAGACAAGAAAGAAAAGAAGGAAGAGAAAAGAGAAATCCGCTTGGCTATCGATACGTCAAAGGTTGATGTAAAGGGTAAGGCGAAATCTGCTAAAGAAGTATTCTTTGAAAAGATTAAAAAAGTAGAGGATAAATAAATGCAGTGGAGTTTAGGCGGAATAGTTTCATATCTAAAAGGAATTATTAGACCGGGAGGTTCTTTTAGTACAGACGAAGACTCTTATTTTAAGGATCTTATCAATTCAACTATTGATGGGGTTTGTTTATCGTTTCCTATAAGAGAGTTAAGAGTTCCTAACTATTTTATACAGACTGTAGCCGATTACTCCACAGGAACTGCAACGGCAACTACAGGAAGTAAGACAGTTACGTTAGCTGGGTCTACTCTAACTTACGATATGAAAGGTAGGAAGATTCAGTTAAACAGTGAAGATGATTATTATATAATCAAAGATCTTAATACTGCAACTTCTGTAATAACCTTAGATAGAGGGTGGCTAGGTACTACCGCTAGTAGTTTGACTATCTTAATTTTCGAGAATAGCTACGCCTTACCTAAAGACTTCAACTGGGGAAAGGGAGTTTTTATATTCGATACTCGCTGGCAACCTTTAGAGAATCAAGACTGGGACTGGATTGAAGCAAGAGATCCTTCTTTTACCGATACAGGTACACCAGATATTTTTGCAATAGAAGGACAGCGAGAGATTAGAGAGCCGTATACAGGGACTAACACCGCAGATGCAACTACCTCAACAACCGCACTGGTAGATTCTAGCTTAATAGCAACGGCTGATGATTATTATAAAGATTGGTATTTAGTAAATACTACCACAGGAGGGACTTCAAGAATAACAGGGTACACAGTTTCAACTACTACTATTCAGCTAGAAGAAGCGATTACAGGACAGGCAGTAGGAGATTCTTATTTCTTACTCTCTCAAGCCGTTTATATGGCTTTATATCCAAGATATACAGCTACTAGTAACGTAAAGGTAAAGTATTACAGTAAACACCCTTTACTGGTTAATGACTACGATATACCTAAGATCCCATCGGACTTTAGGAATTATATCACCGCAGCGGTTTTAGAGATTTGGTACGGTAAGGACGGGTTAGCGATTAGGTACGCAAATATGAAGGTTAAGGAAGAAATTAATCTTCAAGCTAAGTATTCAAAGGGGCTAAAATCATTCCCAAGAGAAGGGGCTAGACAGATTTTAGGTAGACAGTTTACATTTAAAGTCGGAAGTTAAAAAGGAGGAAGAGATGAAAAGAATTTTGTTAAGTTTAATTATTTTAGTAGCAGTCGCAGGAGTTTCGCTAGCGGATAGAAGTGTTCAGGCTGGGGACTGGCCGTTATCAAAAGATAGGATTATTTATAACGAAACACTGGGAACAGCAAACACAGTTGAAGGAATAACCCTAACAGAGCCGTCTGTTTCGCTTAACATTCAAGCAATAGGTGGAGATATTCGCTATTGCGTGGGTGGAACGACTACTGAGGCGTACTGGACAATAGGTCAAGATCAATCATTCTGGGATCACTTACCATTTCCGTTAGACGATAATACTGTACTGTATTTTTGGACAACTTCGACTGCAAGTCCTCAAGTGCAAATATTACAGAATTATAGATAGGAGGGATTAAATGAAAAAGATATTATTGGGATTCTTAGGGTTACTTTTATTTTGTAACGTGTCGATAGCCGCACAAACTAGCGGAGCTTCTGAGGGAGTTTTAAACAATAGTTATCTCAGACTAGACGGAACTAACAGTCCGGTTACAGGTGCGGTTACGTTTGATGCTGAAGTATTCTTTGACGCAGATGTAAACATTGGAGATGTAGGCTCGGACTCACTAACTATATTAAGTAGATTCATACTAAGCGGTGGAGGTACGATTGAATCAACTTCTAATGGGAATATTGATTTAGACCCTAACGGAAGTGGTAAGACTAGATTGCTAGGTACTTCTGAGGCTGATGATATTTCGGCTACAATCGCAAGACTCGGAACTCTTACAATGCCTGATGATTCAGCTAGTGTTATTGTTATGGACGTAGCGGTTACAACCGCAACAGCTACAAACGGAGTTGTTGGTTATATCCAAGCAGTTGATGGTTCACCAGTTCTTGGTATCTTAGCAACCTCAAACGGATTAGGTTCAATGCTAGCTGGTGGAGTTAGATTCTACGGACATAGAAGGCTTAATAGATCGAATGTTGGGTTCTCTTCTTATTTTGTAAGTGGAACGGCTGACATTATAGCAATCACCACTACTGAATCGGTTACAGTTACTTTACCACAATCTTTCTCACTTGTTAATGGGTGGCAGTGTACGATTAAAGACGAGGCGTATAATGCAAGTAGCAATAACCACACCATTACCGGCGAAGGTGGAGCGTTAATAAACAACTCAGCAAGTCAGGCAATCTCAACTAATGGTGGTTCGTTAAGTATTTATTCAGACGGATTAGGAGCGTTCCACGTTTACTAGGAGGATTGAATGAAGAAATTATTAATAGGTTTAGTTTTCGGTTTAGTTTCGGTTTTACTCGCTTCTAGTAGTTTTGCAGGTTTTTCAACGGAGCAATTAGTCCTCGATCTTAACATGGGGAACAACACAGGAGTTGCTGGTGGTGACGTATATGATTCTTCAGGTAATGGACATACTTTTACAGGTGCTGGAAGTATTCCTATGGTTCAGGGTAAAGACGGATATGTTTCTAATGATAATTCAGCAGGAACGTATTTAACAAACACAGACGGGAATATATTCGCAAGTTTAAATAGAACGATAGCGATTAAGTTTAGACCTGAATTCGAAGCTGATGCAAATGATAACTATGTTTTATATGACTCGTTAGCACCTAGACATTCAGTTGATAAACTCAATAATGCAAACAACAATGTACTTAGAATATATTTTGGAAACACACTTGTTAAGGATATTCCACTAGCTGATTACCAAGGTTCTTGGAATGTAGGAGAAGATAACATTCTTCTTATTACCACTACAGGCAACGCAGATACAATGAATGTATGGTTGAATGATAAGCAGGTAGTAACTAATTCAAATACCGCTTTTACTCCTACTGGAGAGGGTGCTTTAGTCACTTGCGGGTCGGCTACTCAAGGCTGGGATGGAAGGATTTACTACATAAAAGTTTGGAGTAGGATTCTTTCTACTCCCGAAGTAACAGAGTTGTTATCTGATAGAGTAACTAATATATCTACAACTGAAACAACTAACCTAACCCCAACTACTTCAAGAGATGGATTATTACTAGACTTAAACATGGGTAACAATAATGGTACTGACACTGTATACGATACTTCTGGTAGGGGGCTTAACTTTGTTGAAACTGGAGCTGGTGGGATTATTTTTGCCGAAGGTAAAGACGGTTATATAGA